GCGCTCTGTAACCCATTTAGGGCTGTGATCGGGTCTATCATTTCCGCTCTACCTTTTTCCATTCAAGGCAAACTACCTTGCGGTTATAAACATCACCTGTCCATGACCACCTTACACACCTGTATTCAGCCTGTAGAGCCAATACAAGTATCCAAGTCATTCGTTATACCAACCAGACTGTTTTTTCGTAACCTGCAGATGCTGATACTTAAAGTAGATGTTTGCGACAAGACCAACCAAACCAATAACCACACCACAGATAGTACCTACCTCATTGGTTGTTAAACCAAAGAATACGGCACTACTAGCGCCTCCATAAGTGGCTACTGATGCTGCTTTAGTCGCTACTGCTGAAGCCGCTTCTGCGGTGTGATTGTCCATTTACTTTGCCTCTACATCCGTAACTGTTTCAAGTGATTGCTTCAACATTGTGAAGAAAGCGTCCCTGCCTACCTGAAGCTGGTCAGCATTGAACTTTGCAGACGCTAACTTTCGGTCAAGGTCTGCAACATGGTTGATTAGTACCTGTTGTTCAGGAGTCATATCCTCAAACTGATATTCAACTCCGTCAATCGTCAATGGGGTTTTTGTGTTGTTGCCCATGATTTTCTCCTAGTGTGCCATCAAGATCGAGTGATGGCTTCTCGCTTAACTTAGGCTGTCCAAGGTGTGCCAGAGGCGCTAACAGGATTTTTCAGCAAAGCAATTTGAGCCGCCAAAGAAGCCTCTGTCGCTGCTTTGTCAACAGACTCCCACACCCATGACAAAACTTCAGCTTCTGTGAGGTTTGCATAAGGAATTGTAGGAGTGCCTTCAGCCCATGAGACTGTTGCATAGGTAGAGGCTGTGTAGTCTCCATCTACTGCTGTTGCTGTCCAATGTGCTGTAGTTACAAAGCCATTAGAGACTTCACGATCAAGGGTAGAGATTTTCCAAGTTACTGACATGATGTTTTCCTTTTAAAACTGTTTGGCAAATTTGCCGTGATACAAAATTCTTGCCTCTTGAGATACAAGACCTGCAAGTTCTAAATCTTTGTAGTAGCCAATAATGTGAGACTTACCATTTTTCATCACACGAACAAGCCATGCCTTACTATGCTTGTGCCATGAGACACCAGAGTAACCAGAAGTGTTGCTTGCTATCTCACTACGATTGCATTGGTTTTCGCTTCTAGTGGCTTCACGCAAGTTCTCAATTCGGTTGTCTTGTCTGTCACCATTGATATGGTCAATCTCTTTTGGCAAGTAACCATGCTCAAGCAAGAAGATCAATCTGTGAACCTTGTGAGGCTTGCCAATCCAAGTGACATGACGATAGCCTGTAGGATGAATTGAGCCTGCTTCCTGACCAACAAGATATTGCTTGTTAGGGTGCATGACTTTCTTCCAGTACAAATGACCATCCTTGTGGTCAAAGTATTCTGAAATTAATTGTTGCGTAATCATGCTGAAGCCAATGTAGTTACAGTTCCAGACGAACCACGATACTTTAAAGCACCTGATTCAACATACAAAATACCACCAGCAACATTACCTGTAGGAGCTGTTCCGTTATAAATCACAATTGCTTTTGCTGCGCTAGTTGGGTCAGAAGTTCCTCCAAGCAACAAATTACCAGCGGCTGACAGGGTTAGCGCCTGAGTAAAGGTAATGGCTGTACCTGCTGTGCCTGATGGGGCTGTGTACCAAAGATGCTTCCCAGTTGTTTGTTGATAAAACGCTGCTGTTCCTGTACTGGTGTAGTTCCACCCGCCGTTATAGTAGGCGTTGTTTAAGATATTAGTAGTAATATTACCACTAAGAGCGCCATAACTAGATTGAATTCCTGTAACTCCGTTCCAAGCACTAGGAGTAACTCCCAGCCCCAGATTGCCTGAGGCGTCTATCAACATTGCTTGCGTCAATGTTTGACTTGATGATGTACTTGTTGATGTGTAAAAACCAATACCAACTTGGTCTGCGTCTGCTGTAGTCTGAACAGATGCAATTGCTGAACCAGAACGAACTGATGAACCATCCGCTTTACCAAAAGCAAGAACAGCTTGCACATTACCAGAGCCAGCAGTACCACCCGAACGCAAGAACAATGCTTCACCCGCATGGGTATCGTTAGAAAGTGTTGGTGCTGTGGTGTTTAAAAATCTTGCTAAAGCAATAGATGAAGCCGCCGTAACATCAAGTTTTGTAGATGGCGAACTTGTACCAATACCTACGCTACCAGCAAAATAGTTATCTGCCGTTCCACTAGCGTAGATGTTCCACTTGTTCGTGCCAGAGGAAACCAGCGAGGTGATGCCGTAGTTGTTTGTGCCGTTGGTTTGGTCGGCAATGTAGAATCCGTGCTGGTTGGTGATGGTGGAGCCAGCACCCAGTCCAGTATTTAAAGCGATAAAACCAATTACATTTGCCGCAGTGAATGAAGCCGCAGCAGTGGATGGTCTTGACCTAAACGCATACACATCTGATGTTGCCGCAGATGTTGCCGTAATAGATGAACCAACACCAACCTGACTTGTTCCGGTTAATGCCGTTGAAACGACATTAATCCCATATACAGAACTGGCAGCACCCCCCACCCCAATATACCCATTCACCGTCACGGAGTCGGTAGTGGCATCGCCAAGGGTTACGTTGCCTGTGATGTTGGCATTGCCAGTGACGGACAAGGCGTTTGTTGGAGACGATGTTCCGATACCTACGTTGCCGGAGGAGTCGATACGGAGGCGCTCGGAGCCGTTTGTAGTAAGTATTAAATAATTTAAACCATTACTTCCTGTGATGTAATTAGTAGTTCCACCAAAATAAAGTGCGTCAAGGGAACCTACTCTTATTGAGCCATTTACATCAAGTTTTGCGGCAGGCGAAGTTGAGCCAATACCTACGTTGCCAGCAAAATAGTTCTGTGCTGTACCGCTGGCGTAAATGTTCCACTTGTTTGTGCCAGAGGAAACCCCAGAGGTGATGCCGAAGTTGTTTGCACCAATATTTTGGTCAGCAATGAAAATGCCGTGCTTGTTGGTAATGGTGCTGCCTGCGCCTTTTGTTCCGTTGTTTGCGTAGAACGAAGAAACATCAGAGCAAGTGAATGCCGCCGCTGCGGTTGCGGGGTCGCCTTGAACTGCTCTAATAGCTGTTGTCGCAGCAGAAGAGCCGGTAATAGCACCAAGTACACCTGCTTGATTGACGCCTGTGAGTGCGGAGCTTGTTACATAAACGCCAACAGATGCTGCACCAGCCCCACCCACACCAATATATCCATTCACTGTCACAGTATCGGTGGAGGCATCGCCAAGGGTGGTGTTGCCAGTGGTCGTCAAATCAGTCACGCCCGTGACCGCGCCAGTATCACTAATAATAACTACACCGTTCTGAATCAGCTTACCAGTCGTGCCATCAAACCTAGCCACTGCGTTGTCAGTAGAAGAGCCGGGGCCATACACATCACCAGATGCGGCTGTAGACCAAGACAAAACACCAGAGCCATCAGTCACCAGAGCTTGACCGCTTGTGCCGTCATCGGCAGGCCATGTCAGTGTGTAGCTTGCACTTAATGTTCCGGGCGCACGAAGACCAACGTACTCACCACCAGTCGTGTCTTGCAGACGCAGGGTGCCTTGACCTGTGATATTGACTTGTGTGGAGCTAAGTGTTGTGCCGTCCCATGTCAAGCTAGAAGAAGCGCCAAACAGACCGCCGTTATTGAACTGAATCTGAGTGTTAGAACCTGCTGCATTAGCGATAGTACCGGCAATCTTCAGGTAGTCTGTGCCGTTGAAGAATACAGTGACCTTCTCGCCAGCTGCAATAGAAACACCGGTCTGACCCGATGCTTTGAACGTAACAGCGTAGGATGAAGCGTTATCTACAACGTATGTCTTGCTGTAGCTTGGGCCGGTAATGACTTTGGTGGTTGTTGTACCAGAGACTTGAACAATGGCAAACTGCGCTGTGACCGTACCCGCGCCGGATAGAGTTGATGTGATGTTAGAAGCTGAAGAGTCACCGGTGGTGTTGGCCAGAGTGACTGCACCGTCACCTGTCAGGGTCAGAGTGGCTGCAATTGCAATGTTTGTGTATTGCGTAATACCGTTATTAACGGTGTCGCCCCATGTGCCGGAGAGTTCGCCCTGTACCGGTAGAGCTAAACCTAATTGTGCCGTTGCGCCTGTAGTCATTTAAAAGCTCCTAATTCGTGTCGATCGGTGTCCACCCAGCACTCTGAGTATCATCAACCTGCGCCCAGCCAGAAGACTGAGTATTGTTAATATTTTGCCAGTTTATTGATTGTGTGTCATCAATATTTTGCCAACCGGCAGCTTGCGTATTTGTGATGTCTCCCCAGTCTGCATTCTGTACATCATCAATAATTTCCCAAAGAGGTCTACCCAGCAGTAAATCAGAAATTGTAGCCAGCTCAACAACAGAAGCCATGAAGGTAGCAACCGCCACAGCCTCATCTGAAATTGTTGCTGCTTCCGAGATTACCCCGTTAACCGTAATCCCTGTTGCTACAGCGTCTGTGCCCGTTGCCGTTTCACTAACTTCTGCGCCAATAGCCAAACTGCTCGATACCGCATCCGACCCAGTTGCTGTCTCAACAATATACGCTAAGAATGTGAAAGCTGATGCAGTCTCATCCGTGCCCGTTGCGCTCTCGGTAATCTGGCTTAAGAAGTTGGCAAAAGCTGCGTCCGTGTCAGAACCTGTCGCTGTTTCAGAAACAGATACTCCGTATGTTGGGGTAGCACTGACCGCATCCGACCCTGTACTTGACTCATTGACCGCAGCCCCAAACGTTGCAAGCGCACTGATTGCGTCTGAGCCGGTGCTTGTCTCTGATACGGCTGAATTTACTTGAACTAAACTTGATATTGCGTCCGAGCCTGTAGCGGTTTCATCAACAGCGGAAACAATACTAACAACTGAAGAGACGGCATCTGTCCCTGTCGCAGTTTCAGCAACACTCCGGTCATAGACTGAATCGCCCCAGCCAGCCTGACCCCATGTGCCAGAACCCCAGCCGCCTTCAGCCATTTAGACCTCAAGCAGCGAGGCTGAACGTATACGTTACAGAAATAATGTCGCCCGAAACAACTGAACGGTCGCCGGGAGAGCTGAAGTCTGCCGCAGAGAACAACGTACCAGTCGTACCGCCTTTAGCACTCCCGCTTGTCAGGAACGCACCGCCCACAGTAGATGTGGCGTTGATGTTGAACGTAGCTGGAGAAGCTGCGTTGGTCACCACGGATGGGTTAGCGGTTGTTGCTGTAACAAAAGTAGCAGCCACGCGAGTAGAGTTGCTGTAAGGCGTTACTTCAGTCCAGCCAGCGTGTGAAGACATGGTGTCACCAGCAGCGGGTGTATTAGAAGCGCCAGCGCCGTACAGACCGATATACCAAGTGGTGATCTGGGCAACAGAAGTCAAAGCCGTACCAGCCATGTAAGCCAGACCAGCATTAACAACCAAGTTCTTGGAGTCGGCAGACCATTTCAGGTTGCCGTCTTTGTCGTGGCACTCAACGTGGTAAACGCCTGTAGCCTTGGCTTCTTCGCCTGACTTAGTACCGGCAATAAAACCACTAGAAACATGGTCGATAGCTTTTAGTTTTTCCGTGGTCATACTGACTCCTTAATTAGAAGAACGAATCAACGCCGCCGTTGCGGTATTAGCAGGCATTGTGATTGTGAAATTGGTAGACGTTTTATCTGAACCGAAGTCCAGCACAGCAATGGATTTGTCGCCTTGACTAAAGTTGTAAATCAAAGCACAACGAGCGGTCACAGAAGCGTTAAACACTACATCCGCAAAGTCTACATACGCTGTAAACCCAGAAGAGTTGATAGTTACGCCCGTCAAGATCACACCACCAGCCGTATAACCGCCACCAGTAACTTCACCAGAGGTCGTGTAAACAGTGGTTGCTTCGTTTAAATCAGCATTAGCCGTGTACAGCGCAATCTTGAGCGTGTCCGTGAGCAGGTTGTGAACGCCCGTATACAACTGCGTTTTGAAGCTGGTTGTTTGGGTTTGTAAGATATAGCTCATGAAACAGCCGTCCTAAGTTGGCCGTCACGATAAGCATCAGCACGCTGTTTGCCATCTGCCAAGTTTTTATACAGAGCAATCGCTTGAACATAGCGATCTTGCGCAAGCTTGACCATGTCGCCTTCACCCTTCATGTAAACAAGGGCCTCGCAAATAGTGCCGTACAACAGCACGGAATCAAAGTTGTCGCCAAGCCAAGTAGTACCCGCAGTCACAATAGACTCTGGGTAGTAGTTGTAGTGAAGTTCTGCGTTATATGCGGCAGCAGGTGTTGGGCCAACAATGAACGTCAACTCATTCACATCGTCTGAGCGAGGGCCAAAGATTACATAGTGCTTAGGCTCAGACACATACGCAGACAAAGGATAGGCTTCACGGATGAAGTTCACGTCCTTGTTTAGCAAGTACAGATAGTCACCTTGGAACACCACAGAGCCAGACACCGTACCGCTGTTAGCAACAGTCAAGGTAATGGTTGTACTAGCGATACTACGAACTTGTGCGTTTGTGCCAATGCCTGTGCCGGTAACTTGCTGACCTACTGCAATACCTGTTGTGCTCGCCACCACAATTGTCTTAGCGCCAGATGTACCGGTAGCAGTTGTGGTGTTGTACGGGTATACGGCAAGGCTATATACAGACAGAAAGTCTGAGGGGCACTGAAGATACTTATTGCCGGTAGTCAATACGCCTGTGACGTTCTT